GTTCTACATACACTGTTACCACAAGTTATAAGCAAAGAAAGATCGTAAGATAACCACATGACAGATAAAAGAGTTCAAATTAATAAGGTCGTAAAAGACCAACTGCCTGGTTATGTCAAGGATGATTCGCCTCTGGTAGGTGAATTTTTAAGTGCTTATTATCAAGGTCAGGAGTATCAGGGCGGGCCAATCGACCTGATCAATAATTTAGACTCTTATATACAATTAAACAAGTCAGGCAATTTGGTGGGGTTCACGACCCTTATGAACCCCGTAGGGGAGTTTGATACGGAGATTAGTGTTAAGAGCACACAAGGGTTCCCTGATAACTATGGTCTACTAAAAATTAATGATGAGATAATAACTTATACTGGTATTGGAACGACTGCATTTAAAGGTTGTGTTCGTGGATTTAGTGGAATTACATCATTTACTAACCCAGATGAACCTGAAGAATTCTTATTTAACAATTCTAATGCAGCTGCACACCCTGTTGGAGTAGGAACTTCTGGTGGAATTGTAGAAAACTTAAGTATTTTATTCTTACGTGAGTTTTTAAAGAAGTCTAAAAAGCAGTTTTTACCAGGATTCCAGAAGGATTTAAACACTTCTTTAAATCAACCTCAATTTATTCGTCATTCTAAAGACTTTTATAACTCAAGAGGAACAGATGAATCCTTTAAAATCCTCTTTAAATCTCTTTACAATGAAGAAGTATCTGTTGTTAGACCTGCAGATTATGTAATTGCACCATCAGATGCAAATTATAAGAAAACTCGTGATCTTATTATAGAACCAATTCAAGGAGATCCTGCAGATTTAGAGAATAAAACACTTTTCCAAGACGCATTTGAGAATATTGGAAGAGCATATGCTCCAATATCAATGGTTGAAAGGATCAGAGTTGGTCTTTTAACTGATACTTACTTTAAAGTTAGTATAGATGATTCATTTGGAACAGGTGGTAGTAACCAATTATTATATGGTGATTTTAAAGTTCATGCTAATACTAGAGCAGTAGGTATTGTTGGTGCTGGTCAAACTTATATTGATGTTGATTCTACTATTGGATTTCCTAATTTTGGAGCTTTAACCTTCAAATATAAGAATGGAACAACTGGAATAGCATCATATTCAGGAACTAATAATACTCAATTCTTAGGTGTTACTGGAATTACCACAACAATTAAGGATACTGGATTAATTAAGCAGAATACATATGCGTATGCAATGGGTAAGGCAGACGCTACTGCTGGTGTAACAACTGATGGAATTAAAGTTAGAATCACTAGTGTTCTGAATGACGTAGAACTTCCAAATACTTTCTATCAAAAAAAGGGTTCTAAGATTAAATTAAAGTCATTAGGAAAGGTTGCACACGTTGATGATTTCAAGTCTAAGAACTGGATTTTCAATATTCAACCAAAATATGATATTAAGTCAATTACGGTTCAGGATGCAAGTAACAATACCTATGAAGTAACCACTAAAGACTTCCATAGAATACGTCTAGGAGACGTTACAACGATCCAAACGAACAATGCCACCCTAGACGGTGGATACAGCGTTACAGACGTTATTAGTAGCACTGTGGTGCGTGTTAGGGGTGCTGCAATAAGTAGTCTTTCTGCAGTAGTTTCTATAACCAAAACACTTAGTAAACCTAATTGTGATGGATCTACTGTTGCAACAAATCACCAACATTTAAACGTTTTTGATGCAAATGTTCAGAATGTTTATATGCAAGAGGTTGGTTATGCTCATACATTATCAAAACTTAAGAATTTAGTAGCAGCTAACTCAATTCCAACCTTCTCGGATACTAAATTAAATCCAAGCACTCAAAAAGTTAATCTTTCAGGAACTTATAATGGTGGTGACACTATTATTGGAATTGCAACTGGAAGTAATGACCATAATTTCTTTACTGGTGATTCAATCTACTATACACCACAGAAAGCAGCAAATGGAACAGTAATGAGTTTCCTCTTTGGTGAGGGTTTATATTTCGTTGAAAGAATTAATCAACATGACATAAAATTAGCAAAATCTTTATCTAACCTATATGATGGCAATTATCAGAAGATTTCAGAAAGTACTGTTCAGACTACAATTACAAATAATACGTTTGAAAAGTATGATTTCCATAATAAGATAATCCAACCACAAAAACTCTTTAGAGAGTTTGATATGCCTGTTTATGATGGTAAAGAATACTCTACAAATATTGGATATAATGGATTATTGATTAATGGTGTCGAAGTTTTAAGTTATAAGTCAAAAAATCTCGTATATTATGGAAATATTAAATCTATAGATGTTACTGGTGGTGGAAGATATTATGATGTTATTAATCCACCTGTTTTAGCAGTTAATGATGGTGTTGGAGCTGGTGCAACTGGATATGTTTCTACAAAAGGTAATTTCCAAGAAATTCGCATCTTAGATCCAGGTTTTGACTATGTTGAGACTCCAACTATATCAATTAGTGGTGGAAATGGAACTGGGGCAAAAGCAGAATGTAAATTGGTTACAGTTCCTCATGAAGTTGTATTTAATGCAGGTTCTGGATCTCAAACTATTGCTGTAACTAGTGATGATGACTATAATGTAGGATTTTTAACATATCACAAATTTAGAAATCATGAAAGAATTGTTTATGATACATTTGGTGAAAAATCACTAGCTGGTTTAGATACTGGTGCAACATATTATGTCAATACTGATCAAAGATATAATCATACTGGTTTAACTACAATAACCAGTTGGACTGGATATGCTGGAACAAGTTGGTATATTAATAAAACAATTAGATTACATAGAAATCTAAATGATGCAGTTATTGGTGTTAATACTATACCATTTACTGCTTTTGGTGAAGGAAACCATGTCTTTAGATCTCTAAACGGTAAAGCACAAGTCGGTAGTATTAATGTATTAGATTCAGGTGATGGATACGAGAATAAATTAAAAACTTGTGAACCAACTGGTATTAATACTGCACTTGATAGAATTACAATTCATAATCATGATTATAAGACTGGTGAAATAATCAAATATAGCACTGATCCTGAAGGAACAGCAATTCAAGGTCTTTCTACAGATAAGGAGTATTATGTTTATGTTGTAGATGAGAATACATTTAAATTATCTACTGTTGGAGTAGGAACAACTGCAAAAGACTTTTATTTTAGAACTAAGCAGTATGAGAACTTTAGAGGTGTTGGTGTTGGAACTCATAGTTTCAATTATCCATCTATTCAAGTAAAGGTAGAAGGTATTGTTGGTATAAGTTCTATTGAAGGTAATGAATTCCAGTGTATACCTCAACCACTTTGTAGAGGAGAAGTTACCTCTATTCACTTAACACATGGTGGTGTTGGGTATGGTGCCTCTGAAATCATGAATTTCAATAGGCAACCAAGAATTGATATGTATACTGGAAGAAATTGCGAATTGCTTCCAATTGTTGCTAATGGTGAAATTATTGACGTTGCTATTAACAACAGAGGTGATTCTTACAATACTCCTCCTGCAATATCTGTTGCTGGTGTTGGAACAGGTGCTAAATTGGTTCCTGAAATTGTTGGTGGTCAAGTTAGATCAGTTAAGATTATTCAAAGAGGTATTGGATATGGTCAATCTACTACAGCACTAACAGTAGAAGCAGCTGGTGAGTTTGCTATTTTCCAATCAAATCTACAGACATGGCAAGTTAATGAAGTTCAAAAGAACTATAACAATATTGATGATTCAGATGTATTCGTTGCTAAACCAACTCAATTAAGTCGTGGGCTTCAGTGTTCATATGCATATGCACCAAGAACTCTAAGAAAGATGGTCTATCAGAATGATGCAGAAGGTAATGCATTATATGGTGATAGAGATTTAACTTTATTAAATGGTCAAACAGAAGAAGATAAGACAAGACATTCTCCTATTATTGGATGGTCATATGATGGTTTCCCAATTTATGGCCCTTATGGTTATGAAAAGAGTACTGGTGGTAATATAACACAACTTAGATCTGGTTATTCTGTTGATTTAAAGACAAATAGACCTCCTACAAGTGTTTTCCCTCAAGAATACTTTATAGAAGACTTTACATGGGATACAAATACTGATGAGAAGTATCTTGATGCCAATAATGGTAGATTTGGCATAACACCAGAGTTTCCAAAAGGAACTTATGCTTATTTTGCTACTTTTGATACTTCATTAATATCAGATTCAAGTGATCCATTTAATGGATATAAGAGACCTGCTTTCCCATATTTGATTGGTGATAAGTATTGGGCTCAACCAAATACATTTAACACTTTATCAAAAAATAATCAAGATAAGATTGATTTAAACACATCCAAATGGGTTAGAAATACTGAACCATATGAATTATTGCAAGATGATAGTTATTATGATTATTTGAAGCAATCTCATAAGTATATAACTCAAGAAGGTGAAATTGTATATGCTTCAGAAGGTGCTGTAGAAAAAGTTGGAATTGTTACTGGTGGATCTAATTATAGAAATGAAGATAAGATTGTTTTTGAAGAAAAAGTAGCTGATAATTTCCAAACAGTTGCAAAAGTCTCTAAAGTTGTTGGGCCTGGAATTGGAACTATTGCAGTAACAAATACTAAGTTGTTTAATATTGAGTTTTATCCAAGTAAAGCAAATAATACATTTATTGGAGTTCATACTACACCAATTGGTTTACAAAATGGTGATAAAATTTATGTTTCTGGAATGTCAACCACGGCTTCAGGTCTTGGTAATAGAACATATAATATTGGAATAAGTTCAGCAAGACTTATTATATCTCAAGGTATTGGAACTGTTGGTGCGACTGGTTTAGTTACATTCTTTAATGTTCTTGGTAAATTACCAAATCCAAATGATTCTCTTAATCAAATTGCTTTAAGAGAGAATGATATTATTAAGGTTGGTGTTGGCACCATGCAGGAAGAAGTTAAAATATTGAATGTAGAGGCTGGTAATAGAAGATTAAGAGTTTTAAGACAACAAAATAGCACTGTAGGTGTTGCTCATACGATAAGAACTGTTGTTGAAGAAAGACCTAGAGTATTCACTATTGATGCTGGATTTACCACTTCATTTGAGGGTCAAGTTGATCATGAGTATTATTTCAACCCAGTAGAGGCAGTTGGAATGGGAACTACTGCTGGGCCAGGTATTGGAACCACAGTTACATTCCAAAATCCAGGATCTGGTCTTCAAACGAAGTTTATTCCTGCAAGATCAATATATCTTCCACTTCATAAATTGAATACTGGAGATACTGTAACTTATAATAGAAATACTGGTGATTCTATAGGTGTAGCGACGAATCGTTCAAATGCTTCGTTCACATCACCGTCGATGAATCTTCCTGAAGGAGTACCATTATTTGTAGCAAGACTTAACCAAGATATGATTGGTTTATCAACTGTTATAGTTGGTCTTGGAACAATTGGTGCAGATCCAGAAGACATTTATGTTGGAATTGCTGAAACAACTAAAAATCAAGGATTATTGTATTTTACTGGTATTGGAACTGGCGTATATCATAGTTTAAAAGCAACATACTCTGAAACTGTAAAAGGTGCTGCAGAGAAGAATTTAATAACAGTTTCTACTGCAAATACACATGGATTGAGACATAGTGATAGAGTTTATCTTACAGTTGATTCTGGTATTACAACTACCGTTCCAATTAAGTATAATACTGCAAATAGGAAGGTTATTGCTAGAACATTAACATTTGAAGCAACTGGTATTACAACTGCTACTGCAGAATCAGGTATACCAAATTGTATTGAGATTTTAGACCATGAAATGAAGACTGGTCAGAGAGTTGTTCATACAGCATCTTCTCCTGCTGGTGGTTTACAAGATAATGAAGAATATTTTGTTTATGTTGTTAATAAGGATAAAATTAAATTATGTGGTAGTAGATTCCAATTAAATCAACCTAGACCATCATTTGTTGGTATATTGACTGCAAGTGCTGGTGGAACACTTAATTTGGTTAATCCACCTTTAGAGTTCTATAAAAATGGAACGGTAACATTCGATCTATCAGATTCTTCCCTATCATACACAAAAGTTGCGGATACTTTACCTGCTTTTGAGTTTAAACTATACAGTGATTATAATTTTATTCATGAGTATGATTCTAATGACTTAGAAGAAACATTTGAGGTTACTAGAAGTGGAACTGTTGGTATTGATGGTAAGGTTGTTCTTAAAGTTAACCAATATACACCAAAAATACTTTATTATAACTTAGTTCCAACTACACAAGAAGATAACCCAGATATTAATAAGGAACTAGTATTGGATAAGGGAATTGAAGGAAATAATACAATTTCGACAAAAGAAAGTCGTTATGCTGGAACCTATAAGGTTATTGCAAATTCTGCTAACACCTTTACATATGATTTGGATAGATATCCAGAAGTTCCTTCATATACTGCTTCTGCAACAACAAAATTAAATTACGAGACAACTTCTAAGACTGCTTATGGGCCTATTGCATATGTTGCTCTTGCAGATAAAGGAAAAGGATATACTAGATTACCTGGTATTACTACAGTTACCTCTGACGCTGGAACAGGTGCTATTCTAGAGGCATCCAGTACATCAATTGGTGTTCCTAAGACTACAAAAATTAATAATATTGGATTTGATTATCCTTGTGACTTTACTTTAAGACCTCAATCTAAATTACCACAAACTATTAAGATCTCAGCACTATCTGGTTTTGAATCTATTGGTATTACATCTTATGGTAAAGGTTATAATACACCACCTGCACTTGTTGTTCTTGATGGTGTTGATAGAAGAAAGATTGATGACGTTGACTTAAGATATAATTTGACCACTCCTGATGCACCAGGATATGTTGATATTGTTCAAAACACTTATGGATTATCTAACGTAACTCCATTTATCATTCCTGTTGCCAATCCAAATGGAATTAGAGCAAAAGATTTTGAATATGATGCAGCGACTGATACTGTTTCTTGTGTAATGAAGACTGCATATAGTCTTCAAGAAGAATTCCCAATTGAAATTGGTGATAAACTCTTTGTTGAAAATGTTAGTGTAGGTGTTGGTTCTACTGGTAAAGGTTATGATTCTCAGTATTATGATTATCAGTCATTTGAAGTAACACAAGTTCATCAGAACTTAGGTAACGTTGGTGTTGTAACTTATAGTTTAGGTGGATTATTACCATCTGGAGAAATTCCTGGAAATTATTTTGATGCTCTATCTTCTGGAGTATTAGTTCAATCTAGAAATTTCCCACAATTTGCTCCTGTTTTAAGACCAAACATATTCAACGCTAATGAAACTCTTAGATCAGAAACTAGTGTCGGCCCAGTTCAGGGTGTTGCGTTTGAATATGATCCTGAAAGTAAGTGGTTGACTGTAGAAGCAGCAAGTGACTTTGAGGTTGGTAAACTGATTGAATCTTTAGAAACTGGTGCTAAAGGAACTGTTTCTGAAATAGTTCTTACTTTTGATACTAATTTTGGTCTTGATTATTACTCTCTTGTTGATAATGGATGGGAATATCAGACAGGATTCTTAAATGATAGTTTACAGAAAGTTCATGATAATGACTATTATCAGAGTTTCTCTTATGCTATCAAATCTAAGGTATTCTTTGATAAGTGGAAGGATATAGTTAATTCATTAACTCATACTGCTGGATTTAAGAAATTTAGTCAACTTCAAGTTGAATCTAATCTTCCTGCAGGTCAAGAAAGTTCAATGGTTGTTGGTATTGCAGGAACTGTTACTGGTATTATTAATATACAGAACTATGAGAGTCTTCATGAATATAATAACTTTGACTTAGTTACAGAAAATATTCTTTCTGCTACTCCTGCAGAAGGTAATTTCTCCGATGAGGTTACTTTCCAAAATAGGATTCTAATTGATTATGCTGAATCTGTTGGTAACAGAGTTCTAAAAATTGATGATATTAGTGATAAATTTAACAGTAATCCAAGACCTACACCTTGGTCTGAAGTTGCTCGTTATGATATTACAAATAACAAGGAAAATAGATTTATTGTATATGTAAAAGATAGACTATTTACTGAAGAAAGACAAATAATGATGGTCAACTCTTTGTTTGACCCAATTAGTGGTAAGTCAATGATTAACCAGTATGGATCTGTTGATACTCAGATTCAACTGGGTCAGATGGATACTGTTGTTGATGGAACTGATGCTGTTCTTCAATTCCATCCAGTTAAGTCAGAGAAGAATAATTATAACGTTATTACCATGTCATATAACCTTGATGAACTTGGTGTAACTACTTCATTAACTGCTATTGGTAAAACAACAATTGGTGAATCAACTTCTCCTCCAAGCCCACTAGTTGCTATTGGTGTTTCTAATGTTATTGGTGTTGGTGGTTCAGAAGTTAAGATATGCACAGTTGGAACAGCATCTACTACAGGAACTGCATTAACAAGTATTCCTGGTGTAGCAGGTGTTGGAACAGAGAAGTATGATCTATACAATCCTAGATCTGCTAAGATTATTGTTTCTATTGCAACAAGTGAAGGTTCTGTTGAATATGATGAATTAAGTCTAATTGTTGGTACAGGAATGACCTCATTAGAGTGGCATGAGTATGGTCAATTAGCAATACACAATAGAAGAGATAATCTTGCTGCACAACCATTAGGAACATTTAGACCTTATATTGTTGGTGTTGGAACTACTGCTGCTGTGGAGGTTGGTTATACACCTAATGCTGGTATTCAGACTGCATGGATTAATTCAGTTACTATTGGTATTTCATCAGAAACATTTACTGGAATTGGAACATATGATCTAAGAAATGCATCAATGGTTGCTAAGTCTACTACGATTGCGGCTGCTAGTTCTCCTGCCACTGTAGGAATTGCTAGCTATGTTAACGATTATGATGGGGCTTATTGTTTAGTTCAGATTGTAGATGAAACGAATGACATATATGAATTTGCTGAAGTAATGATGGTTGATGATGATAATAGAGTATTCATCACAGAATATGGTAATTTGAGAACTGGTCTTGGTGCAACTGATTCATTAGGAACAATAGGTGGTTCTAGAGATACTGATGGATGTCGTTCAGAATTGACATTTACTCCAAAATCAAATGTAGGAGTCAAAATTAAGACATTTATTAATGCACTTAGGGTTGAAGAGAACTCTGCTAAACCTGAATTAATTGAATTGAATAGTGGTTCTATTAGAAGTAGTTTTGATGTCTATGAAGGAACCTTCTATGGTGCAAGAACAGAATTTGAATGTTTACATAATGGAAATGAAATATTCAGAAAGAATTTTGATGCATCAAGCACTGATGTTGTAAATCTTTCAAATGATACTATAGATCTTCCAAATCATTACTTTGTAAGTGGTGAAGAAGTAGTTTATTCTGTTAAGGCACCAATTACTGGATGCTCTACAACAGGCATAGGAACTACTGGGGATGCAATAGGAATTGCTGCTACTTACTTTGCAGGTGTTGGAGCAACTATTACATATATGCCTGAACAGGTATTTGTTTATAAGAAGAGTGATAGTCAGATTCAACTTTGTAGATCTGCAGAAGATGCATTAGTAACTCCAGTTAAACCAATAGATCTTACATCAGTTGGTATTGGAACTTCTCATAGTATTACTGCTAAGTATGGAACTGAGAATGTTAGGTCATTGATTGCGATTGATAATGTAATTCAGACACCAATTGTTAATAGTGGTATAGCAGCATCATTATCACAACGTTTTGATAGAACAGAAGATATAGCTTACTTTACGGGAATAACGTCTTTCTATAGTGGAGATGATATAAGAATTGGTGATGAGATAATGAAGATTGTTGCAGTAGGCCCTTCAGCTGGTGGCGATCTTGCTGTTAAGGTTCATCGTCATTGGATGGGAACTACTCTTGTTGGTCATGCATCACATGCACCAGTTAACAAACTTAATGGTGACTTTAATATTATCAACAATAGTTTATCATTCTCTGATGCTCCATTTGGTGGAGAACCTCCTGTTGGTAACTCTACATCAAGACCTGGTGAAAGAGATTGGGTTGGTATTACAACTTACTCAAGTTTCAGTGGAAGAGTCTTTACTCGTTCTGGTGTTAAAGGATCTAATTATGATGCATATACTACAAATTATCTGATTGATAATCTTTCACCACAATTTGATGGTCAAGAGACACAATTTGACCTTAAAGTTAATGAAGGAAATGTAACTGGTATTGCAACTCAGAACGGATTACTCTTAATTAATGGTGTTTTACAAGGTGCTGGAAACTTTAATGATTATGAATTAACCCAAGTTTCTGGTATTACATCTATGACATTTACAGGTGCTGCTGCTTCTGTTGCATATGATCCAGAAACTGCATCTGTTCCTGTAAGTGGTAGAATAATTTCTGTTGGATCTACTGAAGGATTTGGATTACAACCACTAGTTGGTGCTGGTGCAACTATTCACTTTGCTTCTTCTGGTATTGTTACTGCTGTAAGTATTGGTAATAGTGGTTCTGGATATAGAGTAATTCCTGGTCGTGCTGGAATTGCATCCAATTCTTCTATAAGTGGAGTTGGTATTGCTACTGAGGTTAAAGTTGGTGTTGCATTATCATCTACTGGAACTCCATCCATTCAATATATCGGAACTGCTGCTGTAATTAATGGTGGTATTGTAAGTATTGCTGTTACAAATACTGATCCAATTCCTGGATTCCCTGGCACTGGTTCTTCTACATTCACAGCAATTATTGATGCTCCTACTCCTTATCAAGATATTCCCCTTTGGTATAGTTCTTCTTCACCAGGTGTCGGTGGAACTCAAGCAAGAGCGAATATTACCGTTAGTGCAGGATCTAGTGTAATCGACTTTGAGATTACTAATGTTGGATATTCTTATGGTGCTGCTCAAATATTAACAGTTCCTACTTCTCTTACAACTACAGAACCAACTATAGTTGGTATTCCTACAGTTCAAGGTGGAACATTTAGAGAATTCCAGTTAACTATTGAGAGAGTTAAGGATGATGAGTTCAATATGTGGACTCTTGGAGAACTTGATGTTCTTGATGATTTCTCAAGTCTATTTGATGGTGCTAGAAAGGCATTCCCAATTACAGTTGGTGGTGATGGATATGCTATTCAAGCAAAATCTGGATCACCTATTGTTGTTCAGGATACTCTAATTCTTACAATTAATGATATTCTACAAGTTCCTGGAGAAGGATTTACCTTTAGTGGTGGTGGAACAATAACCTTTAGTGAAGCACCTAAAGCAGGTGATAAGATGAGATTCTTCTTCTATAGAGGAACTGGTGGTGAAGATGTAAAAGATAGAGATATTGTAGAAACAGTTAAAGCGGGTGATGGTTTAGTTCTTAAGTATGATTCTGCATACAACACAAGAACATTTATAGAAAATGAAAGAACAGTTGTTGAAGTTAAATCATCTGACCAAGTTGATACTAACCCATATATTGGAGTTGGTTTGGGTGATGATGATACTGAAGTAAGACCTGTTACATGGATTAAACAGACAGAAGATAAGATTATTGATGGTAGAGTTATTCGTAAGGATAGACCTCTACAGGAACCTGGTATTCATCCAACAGCATATCTAATTCAGGCAGTTGGTGTAGGATCTACAACAATATGGGTAGATAACTGTAAACCATTCTTTGATCAAGAAAATGAAAACCCTGTTGATAGACAATTCCAGAAAGATATTCAGATAGTAAATGCAAGTAGCACTTATGAATACCTTGCAGGTGCTGCTGCAACAGCAATTGTCTCTGCTGGAGGAACTGTTTCATCTGTTGCTATTTCAACGGGTGGTAGGGGTTATGTAAGTGCTCCTATTGTTAGTATTCAAACTCCTGTTGGTGCTGCTGGAACTCCTCTCGCTGGTATAGGCACTACTGCTAGGGCATACGCAACTGCTTCAGTTACTTCAGGTGTTGTTACCTCAATTACTGTTAATACTGCTGGTATTGCATATACACATGGTAGACCACCAACAGTTCTAATTTCCCCACCAACATACGTTAGAGAAGAAAATAGAGTTGACTCATATTCAGGAGATTTTGGAATTGTTAGTGGTGTTGGTATATGTTCAAATATATCTGATGCAAATGGAGCAGCAATTGGAGTAGGAACTGCTATAGTATTTGATCTTTGGATTCCTGATGAATCTGCTCTAAGAGATAGTAAGATTACAAGTCCAGATCCAATTTCGATAAGTGGATTACAAACTGGATATTACTTCACGGTTAGTGGCTCTAATCTTGGTAGCGGTGTTACTTCTCTAAATATGGCAGGTACTTATGTTGGTGTTGGAACCACTGCTCTAGATAATATCTACGAGGTTTCACATTATGTTGGAATAACAACAGTTGGATATGGATCTGATAAGACTAATACTTCACTAAGAGTCTTTAGTAGAGTGTTAAGTTGGAACGGTTTACAGAATACTGTAGGATACTCAACATTAAATCAAGGCATTAGTACTGCGTTCATAGGTGATTATAGTTGGGGTAGACTTCAATCTGAAGGTAGGATGATATCAACGTCATATTACGTCAATACAAATGACGGTGTTACTGGTATTAAGACTGGCCCTCAGATTAAGAGAAGAGCTTCATTGAAGTTTGTAAATTATGTCGTCTAAATAGTAAAAAAAGTGTTACATTAGGTTCAATGTCCGCCATTATAACTGATCAAATACGAATATTGAATGCGAAGAATTTCGTTGCAGGTGTTTCCACAAACACCAATTCTTATTATGCGTTCGTAGGTTTACCTAATCCAACAGGAATTAGAACTGATTGGGATACTTCTCCCCCTTCACCAGTCGATAGTTTCAATGATCTTAATGATTATTGGGATAGTATGATTGCTGTTAAGAAAATAACTCCTGCTGATTGTAAGCAAATCGTTCAAAAGAACCAGTGGAGTTCAGGTACTACATACGATTATTATAGACAAGATTATAGTATAACTAATGCACCTTCTAATTCAGGTGGAACAACATTATATACTGGAAACTATTTCGTTGTAAATAGTGATTACAAAGTTTACATTTGTTTACAGAACGGAACAACACCTGAAACTCCTGATGGTAAACCATCTCTTGACGAACCAACGTTTACAGACTTAGAACCAAGAATTGCTGGTACTTCTGGTGACGGTTATATATGGAAGTATCTTTATACCATTAAACCTGCAGATCTAATCAAGTTTGATTCTACAGACTTTATGCCTGTTCCTGCTGAATGGAGCACAAACACTGCAGATAGTGCTATTAGGAATAACGCTGTTGATGGTGGTATTAAAATTGTTGTTATTAAGAATAGAGGAACTGGTATAGGAACTGCTAACCAGACTTATACTAGGGTTCCAATTAAGGGTGATGGATTTGATGCAGAATGCACAGTTGTTGTAAACAATGACCAGCAAATAGAAAGTGTCACTATATCTAATGA